CTTGTCGCTTCGTTAAGAATGGCTTGACTTGCCTGCGTTGCTTCATCTACGGTTTGTGCTGCATTTATTTTATCTGCTGTGGTAGCATCCAGTGCGCGTATGTCTTGCAATATATCAGAAACTGATGTGGTTGGCAAGGCTGGTTGAACGATCACTGGCTTGCGCATGAACTGTTGTAGTTTACCAGCACCAATACCAGCAGCCTTAAATGCCACGCCAACAGCACCAAACATGGCGGCAGTGTTACCAATCTGTTGTGGTTGTATGTTGCCTTCAAGAGCCTCAGTAGCAGCCTCGCCAGTAGCTCCTATCGCTGCTCCACGAGCAGCAGTTTCAGCAATCTTAACTGCGGCTCCAGCCTTGGCAACAGCAGCAGCCATTTTAGCTGGAGCGGCTTCCCATAATGCCGGGAATAATAACTCAGGGTCAGCAGCCAATCCTTTACCAAAACCAATTACCGCATCCAATGGGTGCGTAGCCAGTTGCTCACCCATAGCTTTCAGAGATTCAATCACTCCCGGCGTTTGTTGTTCTGGTGGTAATTGAGATTTTAAGAGCGCGTCAGTCTTGGCTATTTCATCTGGTGTCAAGGTAAGCTTTGCGGCTTCCTCACCCAATACTTTAGCACCACGTCCTAACCAGCCAGTAGCATAAAATGGCTGTTCTTCTGGTACTGGTTGCGCAGATTTAACTGGTAAAGCAGGAGTATTACCCAAAACCTGTTCTGTTTGGTCTATGGCCTTCGCTGCTGCCTTTGTTGGGATGGCTGGCTCTGGTACTACGTTCTTGCCATTTGCGTTAGCCACAGCGTTGTATGCGTTGTTTACGGCTGTGTCCTGACCGGCTGGCGTAATGCTCATGTCTTGATTTACGTCAATCTTTGGTGCGCGTTGCTGCGCAAGTTCTTCTGGAGATAAGAGCCAGTCAGACGGAACTTTTGCTGCAATATCTGCGCGAGTAGTGCCTTCTGGCACTCCTGTCAGAATTTTACCTGATGGTAATTGAATATCCATTATTTCAGGCTACCCCATTGCACTACATTTGAAGGTGCTGGCGCTCCACCGCCAAGCATCCCTGTGCTTGGAGGCTGCTGACCGGGTAATGCATATGCAGCTTGTACTTTGGCCTGTGCGGCAGTTTGTGCATTTTGTATGCTGGCTCCAGAATAAAGACCGGCAGCAGCCACACCACGATTAGCCATACCACCAGCAGCAATTTGTGCCACTACAGCATTGCCTACATTCTTGGCAGCAATACCCTGTAATTGTCCCTCCACTTTATCGGCAGAATTATTTTCCGAAGCTGCGGCTTTGAGTATATCATCACCACCAATCCAGCCGTTGTTAATCAGCGCATTACCAGCCGCTACCGTATTGTCTTTGAGCGTGGCAACCTTCCATCCGGATTTGCGCATTTCTGGAGTAAGCTGTGATTCATCAGACACCAGTTTTTGTTGTGCTAAAATCTTTGGTACATCAGTGGCGAGAGTTTCTTGCATGAGTGAGCGCATCTTGCTAGTCATAGCAAATTGCCTGCCCATCTTTGCTTGGTCATACATATTCTGTACTTCCATATGTGACAGCTCAAGATTCTGAGCCGCGATCTGCTTGTTGGCTTCCGTCACGTTTTTATCGTCAGCAGCACCAGCACCAGATGCAGCACCAGCCAATATTGTTCCCAACATACTTACCATTATACACCCCCTTGTGCAAGCATGCCTGACGGTTGAGCAGATGGTTGTGGCGCTGCCTGTGCAGATTGTTGTTCTGGTTGGGCCTGACCACTAACATGCTGTCCGAACTTCTGGTTGAATTTACTTTGCAAAACAGATGCAAGCAAGTGCGTTGCATCTGCGAATATTGCATCAGTTACTTGAGCCGTACCAGTTGAATTCAAAAACTCACATACCTTGGCAAGCAGTAATGTACCTGCCGGTATGAGTGCGCCCTGCGGCATAGTTCCTTTGCTTTGCTGGAATAACACAAGCATGATGTTAGCAATATCAGTACCAAGCGCACTACCAATGTCTTGCTTCTGCTGCATCTGCTGTTCAAATCCTTGCACCATTTGTTCATGTGTCTGCGATGAAAAAATCATATGCATCCCTGCGTGATATACACGCATAATTACAGTCTGGTCATTCGCTGGAAGCTTTGGTAAAATTTGCTTTTCCAAAGCCTGTTCGGTAATCGTTAAGTTGCTTAAATTGCTCATGCTGTCCTCACCATTGCGGTTGTCGTTGGAGCCGCCAACATTCCGGTAGCAGTTGGATGAATATTGATGTTACTTGGCAACGAATTGGCATTTGTCTTGGCTGTATTGTATACGCTCTGATTGAATGCTAATTGATCTGCGGCAATCTGTGCTTGCGTATCAGATGTAGTACGCGCAGCAACGGCAGTGCCAACGCCTTGCATAGCACCAGATAACAAACTATATTTCTGCAATTGTTGATTTGCTGCTGTGGCTGCATCTGCGCCACCTACTTTGCTGGCTATATCAGACACAGCATTTCCAGAGACTTGTGCATTAGATACATTAGCTACTGCTCCGGTGGTGTCACCACCAGATGTGGCTGCACCAGTAAGCTGGTCTGTGATAGATGTAGTATTTGCAGAAGATGCTGCATTAACAACACCAGCACCTTGCGCTGCATCAGAAGTAAGGCCGAAATGCTTTCCTATATCTGTCATGGTTGGCATGTTGCCACTCAGTCCAGCACCCAATGTTCCAGCAGCACCAATAAGCGCACCAGCTTGAGATAAATCCTTGCTGCCAGTCAGCGCACCAACCGTAGATAACGCACCGCCAACAATCATAGCACCAGCCTCAATGGTGGCAAGCATGGTGGTTGCGGCACTCAATGCCGTTAGGCCAGCCGCTACCTCTCCAACCCCTACTACTGCTGCAACTACAGCTACTGCTGGCATAATTATTCCCCTTTGCTAAAACCCAAGATATGCTGATCGTACAGCACACCGTTTTTTAAAAATGACTTGGTGTTAATGCCAATATCCTTGAAGCCTACACGATGCGCCAAAGCTAATGCAAGTATGTTGTAAGCTGGCACATTAGTAATAATTTTTTCGCACCTAGAATTCTGAAATAACCAATCAATTGCCAGTCGCCCTGCACGCATAGCTTTACCCCTAGCTGATGGCAAAAGCAATGTATGAGATTCATAGCATACCGAATTGTGTGGGTGAGCCATAAACACACCAAGCAATCCTGTTTCATCATAAGCAGCAAGCCAGTATATTTCATCGCGCATATCAGGAAAATATAAATCTGCTGACGGACTGTTATCATCTGACACATAATCATAAACTGGAACTATACAATCCCATACAAGCTGTTCGTCAAATGTGCGTGCAATTTTCATATTATGTTTAATTAACGGGTAGTACCATGCCCCCTACCTGCTCCGCCAGTAGTTGTCGTGCCGCCAGTAGTTGATGTGGTAGTTTTTGAGAAGTCCAAGCCTGACGTTAAGTTCAGATTATTGATTGAGCTAAACATGCTCAATCCGCTATTCAGTAATTGCACTTGTTGTGCAACGGCTGCTTGTTTGGTATCCGCATTCATCGTACTTGAATTTTGAATACTGGTAATGGCTTGTACTGTTTGTTGATAAAGCGCACCAGCAGATGAATTGGCCTGCATAAGCTGATTGTAATTTGCCTGTATTGTTGCAAGCTGTACCTTGTTGGCATTATCCAAACTGTTCAGGACGGCAGTATTCTGCGCATTCTGATTGGCTACGTTCACAGTATTTGTCTGTGTGGCATTGGATTGTGCAAGCTGCGCTGCCGTAGTAAATTGATTCAGTTCCTGCTGGCTAATCAGTCCAGCATTGAACTGTGCTTGTGCGTTGGCTGCTGCCGCATTAGCCTGTGCAACCTGTGTGGCTGCTGCTGCATTGGATTGTGCTACCTGTGTTGCCTGACCGGCATTGTATTGATTTGTGCTTGTCTCTAATTGAGCCTGCTGAATGGCAGACGTATTAGCCGCTTGCGCATTGGCAAGCTCTGCCTGATTGGTAGCTTGTGCGTTCTGAGAATTGACAGTGTTAATTGCGTTTACATCGCCAGTAGCAATTGGTATCGCGTTTTGCAATACTGCATTCTGTGCTGCACCAGCAGCCATAGTTGAATTCAACATGCCATGAGCATTGCTATACTCGTTCGCCATCGCTTCCGCACGCTGCATGATGGGGTCATTCTGCGAAATTATTTTATCTGTTTGGCTGCTCAGTAGTGTGGGGTCAACTACATTGGTTGAATTGGCATTGGTAGTAGCTCCAATCATTCCAGTAGATGCCTGTGCGGCCTGCGCGGTAGCAGCCTTCGCTTGTGTTGTAGCTGCTTGTGGTGCAGCAGCCAGAGTAGGCAATGCAGCCATAGCTGGCTTAACCGTAGATACCCAAGGCAAAGTACTGGTTGGGGTTACTACACCATTATTAAATTGAGTTCCGCTTGGAGTAACAGTGCCAGAGTCTCCAATGATAGGCCCGGTATTGTCTGGTGTAATCTGATTGCGCGGTAAAGGCGTGTTTGTTGTTGCCATGAATATTCCCCTAATCCCTTGTACATTGTATCACAAATTGGCCTAAAAAGCAACCATGTTAGTGAGTGCTTACCTCTTGTTCCTGCGAGGCGTGTAATGCAGTATGGCATTGTCAATAGAGAATTGACGGAAGATTGCCGAGTTTGAATTGATGGATATTGCGACACACTCAGATGTACCATTCATCTCAATCTCTGGCGGATTAGATGCTACACCATCCCAATAAAAACTATCCCAAATAAACGCATCCCAATATGTTGAGGACAGATTGCTGTTGTACGTTGCGAAGGATGGCTGGAGTATAGTGTAATCACCATATGAAAATGAATAGCCAAAATCAAACTGGCAATATGCCGTGCTGCTTACTCCAAGCTGTGCGTGCCGGTAACGCTTCAATACCCTTGGAGAATTGGTGGTGTTATATCCCAAGGTAATATGTGCGCTGATAGCCAGCCCATCAAATGATGTTCCCATATCAAGCTGGTACACGAAGCCATTGTTACTTCCGAAGTAAGTCACTTCATCACCAGTGGATAGCTTCTCCTCAATGATGCATGTTACAGGATTTGGAAAGTACACTGGCATAGACCCGCCAATGATGGAACTTTGCAAGTATGCATTGGATGCCTGACCGTTGGTTATATATAACCCGTATCCATCACTAAAAAATAATCGGTATTGGCTTTTGCTTCGATTCAGAGCAGAACCCACAGTCAATGCACGCTTCAATGGTATGAATTTGTTTACCTTGAATGTGATGGTATCAACAAGGAAGTTTCCATAATTTAGCGTGGTCTGCATATCAATCACGCCACGGTCATCAAACACGTATGTCTTGCTCATGTTCTGCGAGGTATAATGCAATGCTCCAGCGCCAGTATTCAACGGCACAAGCGTAAAGGTATTGGAGCCACTAAATCCAACACCATATAGAATGTATGTGTTATTGCGCGTGTACACGCCAAGAGCAGGACTTGATTGATCTCCCGGAAGTTCAATCAGATTGGTAACAGTACCGCCACAAGCAACAGCACCAGCACCGCTCAGTGCAGTATAATCATACGGCAGTCCGGGAGCGGATAATACAATGGAAGATAAGATAGCCCATACCGCATAATTCTTGTGTATGCATATGTGCTTCGGTGTGTCTGGTACGGTTGTGGTATGTAACTGAACAAGAATAGTTCCGTCAAATTCAAAACCATAATTTACACCATCACAGCCATAGACTCTGGTTGTAGTTTGCGCACCAGAAAAATTACCTATAACAGTTTCAAACCTTCCTCCCGGCAACATGGTAATTGCAGATTCAGCACCAGATAAAGTGAATGTGCTGGTAGCTGTGGTTGCAGCACCAGCAGAAAAGCTACCTCCGGACGGCGCAGAGATAATGAATCTGCCTGCCGCGCTGCCTGTCCACGCTCCACTTTCCAGCACCACGCGCTTAACTGTGGCTGTTACCCCACCTTGAGTGATTGTCTCGCCTTCTGCTGGTGCTGTAGTGCCAGCAGTAAATGATACTTCATCAAGATATGGTACTAGCGTCCATCCAGATGCAGAAGATTTGTACAGCGCGGCAGCAGTACCGCCAGCATTGTTCCTGAATGCGTACACAACATCGTTGTACACGAACACACCAAGTATTGAACCTGAACCGGGTACAGCAGCAATGTGAGTGCGTTGTCTGTCTGCTGCTAGACCTGTATACGTTGCCACTTCTAATGCTGTAATAGATGCTGGAGCAGTAATGCTTGTGCCAACGGTTGACGCGCCAACCTTGATTGTTTCACCAATGGCAAACGAACCAGTTACCTCAGAGCATACAATAAAATTAGAACCAACATACAGAACGTAGCCGGTTGCGCCAGATGAAAAACCTGTAATTGTATTGCCAACTACAGGAGTGGTTGAGAAAGCGTTTACATATACTAGCGTATATGTCTTGCTGGATGGTGCTGCATGACCATCATATCTTTCATATCCGGCGATACGCGCATACCCGCCAAGCAGCGAACACTCAAAGTTCAGCGCATCACGCGCTACACCCGTAGGTAGTTGCAGCAATGGCGTAATTTCATCCATGCCACCACCAAACAAGATGGTGTCATACTTGATTGGAGGAAAGGAAGATTGCGCCATGATGTTTATGCCAATGGTTGAGGCAGTTGAATATCTGGCAGTTGTTCATCTTCCAATTTTTTCATCAGTAGCTTGCTTGCTTTCGTGGCACGTTGAACAACCTCTGGCGCGGCCTCATAGTATCCATATTGTTCCAGCGCATACCAAACTAGCAGCATATGATACTTTGCAGGGAAAGCAGGATAGTCTGCATCAGCAGACATAAGAATCGGTGCTTTGTAATAAATTCCATCCACAGTGAATACATCATTTGGTGTCAACCCTAAAAGTAATGATCTGTTCGGAGCTACACAGATAGATACTGGACGCGCAGATGTTATGCGCTTGCTGCCAAAAATGTAATAGTCTCGAAAATCTGTATAGCTCAGACTACCATCAAGAAAAGTCTCATTGCGAGTACCGGCAGAAGCAAGATAGATACGGAAGGATGAATCACCCGTAGTTGAGGTAAGTTTCCAACGCTGGAAGTCTGCCAAGCCAACGCTTGACGGCGTGGTGAATGTGGTTGTTGCTGGCGCGTATTCCTGTTGGCCCGCGATAGTGTTGAACACTACATCAGCCTCCATCCAGTTCCAATCATCACGCGCATTCTGAACGTCAAGATACGCCTGTGCAATCCAATCACACAGGCGTTTCCATTCTCCAGTAGCACCAACTACGGTGGACTTTGCCGCACCACTCGTACCGCTTTCCTGTTGCAGCCGGGTAACGAGTTGCAGAAAAGTCATGTTACCAACAACGGCTCCCATGACGTTTAGCCTCTAGTCAGAAGCTGGCGCAGCCATTCCTTGCCTTTTGGGTTATCATCTTGCAGTTGGAAAGGAAACTCCAGAGAGCGGTGCTGATTCAGTTCCGTTACGTCCTCACCAAGATTGTTCTTGCGCTGCTTGGTTGTGACACGAACCAACGGGCTGCACAAGCATTCCACAAACTTACGCTTGATTTTTGTTGGTACGCCACGCTTGATAAATACTTGCTTGCCGTTGCATGATACTGGAACCGGGTCACGGGGGAACTCGCTGGTATCTTGCGCAATCGTAATTTCAACAATTTCTTCATTGAACTTCAATTGCTCAGTATAGTCTCTGTCAATGTCACCAGCCAGCACAACTTCCTCAGTCTCTGGTTGCAGAATCTGCGAAGTAACAAGATGGTCAATCTCTGCTACTGCGCTCGTGGTTTGCGTGCGCTCTGCCAAATCTTCCGTCTTGATATTTACTCTTGCTCTACGCACACCTTTTGTTTCAGCCATTTTGTTTCTCCTGTGTGTAAAAAAATAACCGGGTAACTGCCATCTCGGGATAACAGCCCCGGTCAAAGTGAAGGGTGTGTCTCTTGCCGAACACTTATCTCCACACAAATCGCCGTGTTCTCACGGCTTGCTAGGCGGTTCTGATGCCGCCATTCCCATCCCAAGGATTATGCTACTTGGGCGCGGTCAGGCAACGCCACAATATCTTGTGTGGCGTATGTCATGCCTGTGGTATTCCAGTTGTCAGTTCCCGGCTGGAATGATGCGGCAACGAATGTAGAGCCTGCCTTGGCAATGATATAGGCCAACGGGCAGAAGTCGCTAGGCAGTTGCGGAAACTTGGGGGCAAAGTAAAAGTTACCGTGCGCATCCAATGTCTCAACCGAGCCTTGCACAGCTACAACATCAGTGGTAGTTGCGCTGGAGCCTCCCAACACAAACACCGTACCTGTATTAGCCTTGGTCAATCCAACAAAATTCACACCGGTATTTGCATCAACCACAGGGAATGTAGTGCCTCCAGTGATTGAATACACCTTGCCGTTTATAACATAAGGGCGTACTGCCGTGAATGCATATGTGATCGCACCACCAGTAATGCCGCTCAACCCCAACTTGCTCAACCCAACCGTGAGGCCAGCAATATCTTGTGCTTTTGATTCCATGTGTTTCTCTCCCTTACGCTACTTGAGGTTTATCTGGCAATGCGCCAATATTTTGGATGGCTTCTGTTACGCCTGTCTGATTCCACAAGCCTGTGCCAATAACAAATGGCGCAGCCAGTGTGCTACCCGCCTTAATGACGATATATGCCATCGGGCAAAAGTCTTCCGGTAGAGCAGGAAATGATGGGGGTATCCTGAACGTGCCAAGCTCTGCATCAAGCTTTTCCACCGAGCCTTGCGAGGCTTGTACAGCCAATGCTGCATTAGACCCTACCACCACAACCGTACCAGTGTTTGCAGCAAGCAATCCCACGAATGGCAAGCCAGTTGTGGCATCCAGCGTTGGAAAGTTCTGCGTGGTTTTACTGGCAAAAGTATATGCTTTCCCATTTATAGCAAAAGGCGTAGCAGACGCAGAATAAGTGTGTGTTGCTTGTCCAGATATGGCTGTCAGCCCAATATTACCAAGAGCAACAGTTATACCAGCACAATCGTTAGCTTTTTCCATATCGCCCCCTTATGCAATCTGCGGCAAATCAGGCAGCGCGATAATGTCAACAACGCTATAACTCATGCCGGTTGTGTTCCATACCTCAGTACCGGGACGCGCAATCGTTGCCACAAATGTTGAACCTGCTTTTGCTACAATGTAAGACAACGGGCAGAAGTTATTTGGCAAGGACGGGAACTGCGGAGCGAAACGCAGATTACCTTCCGTGTCAAGTGCCACTACAGTACCCTGTGCCGCCACGATAGTACTACCACCAGATTGCACACCAACCACATAAACAGTTGCCGTATTCGCCTTGGTCAAGCCAGAGAACTTAACGCCAGTGTTAATGTCAAGCGTTGGAAACGCCGTGGTGGTCTGACCAGTAAGCGTACCAGTCTTTCCGTTAATTGCGTAGTTTGTTGCCACGCTTGAGTAAGTTGTTGCAGCACCAGAGATACCGGACAGAGCCAGTACGCCCAATCCGATTGTGATACCTGCAACGTCAATTTGTTTGCATTCCATGCTCGTTCCCCTTAGAGTTTCATAGTCAGGTCAAATGCCCCAACCGTATTCACGAACACAGCATTTGGAGCCTTGGTTACATCATCCAAATTGGTTGTTCCGCCAACAAAGTCACCAGTGCCGGTTGGATTGATAACGACAAAGCCAAGCAATGCGCTACCAACAGGAGTAGCCGGGAATATAACCAAGTCCAAGCTTGCTCCGGCAGTACCCATAGCAGACGTTACCGTACCTGCATTGTCAACGAAGAATGCAAATACATTGAACGCTGCATGCGCAACAGTACCTACCAATGCTGGAAGGTCTGCGGCTGCTGCAACAGCAACCAGCTTACCTCCAGCTACGCCAATCCACTCATTCACTGTGGCTGCTGTTGGAGATGCGCTACCGCCCTTGATAGCAATCCCGGCATCTGTTAATGATTGAGAACTAAACCTGTCATATAGTGCTTTATACAGGGCCGTGAGAGCCACCTTCTGCGCGTTATCGTGGAAGGTGGCTGCGCTAGTTATAATAACTGGTGCTGACATAGTATCCCCTTAGATTGTCATAGTTGGGTCAAATGCACCAACTACGTTGTAATACTTCGTAGCCGGTATAACAGTAACGTCATCCAAGTCAGTAGAACCACCAGTAAAGGTTTGCGCGGTTGTCGGATTGACTGTGATAAATCCAAGCAGAGCCTTGCCTGCTGGCAATGGCGGGAATACAACCAAGTCCAGAGTTGCGCCTGCCGTA